CCCGGCGGCTACGGTCTGATGACGGAGTACGGTGTCGGACGCGTGCGCATCAACATGTCGCGCGGTCCCGGCGCTCGCTTCGGTACTAGCACGCAGCTCGGATTCGCCACCGAACAACCATACAACTACGTGGCAACTCTGCTGGAGAGCGGAGCGAGCGGCGACGTCGTGCGTGCGTGGATCGACACGACCCGGCTGCGCGACCCGATGCTCATCATCAACCGAAACGTCCAGCAGCAAACTACGCTGACCAATCCGGAGCCGATCGAAGGCTTCAACACCAACATCTTCTTCCGCTACGGTGGTCGGCTGCTGTTGACCTTCATGGGGTTGACGTACATCAGCGCGGGACCGGGATTCGTGGTCTACCAATTCGAGGTGGACGGTGTGCAGTACGGTATCTTTACGTCCAATCAAACCGACGTGTGGAAAGGCAACTTTTGCTCGACCATCATCGTCGACAACATCGCGGCAGGGCAGCACAACATCCGCGTGAATTGGTATGTGAACACCGCTGGTACGACCGCCATCTTGCGTGGCGATTATTTCACGTCGCGGCTCTTTGGCATTCTGATCTAACGGAAGGGAGACTATGCACTTCCTGTCGTCCATTGACTTCTCACTCCCCGTGTGGCTCGTGCTGGCGGTCATCATCAGCACGCTGCTGCTATTCGTCGCTGTTGCTGCGCTGCTGACAAAGATCGCGCAGCACCTGGGCGCGTTCGCCTCGGCACTCGCTACACACATGGAGTTAAACAAGCAGCTTGGCTTGGAGCTTCAGCAGGCGAATCAGCAGCGTCGGGAGCTTCAGGAGAAATACGACAGGCTGGAGAGCGACTACAAGCAGATCAAAGGCGACAACAGCCGGCTCACCAGCCGGGTCAGCCAGCTCGAACTAGACAAAAATTCCAACGCCGAGGTCGTCCAGGCGCTCACGGCGCAGCTATCGATGGTGAAGGCCGATCTGGAGAAAGAGCGTGAACAGCGGCAGGCGCTGGAGACCAGACTCAACAACGAGCGCCAGGAGCACGAGCGCATCATCTGTGAAATGCGCTCCCAGATCGAGCAGCTTTCCGAAGCCAATGCCAAGCTGGTGCTAGAGAATCAGTCGCTGCGGAAACAGGTCGATGAGCTGTGCAATCGCGCCAAGCAGGAAAACGGTGCGAAAGCGCAGCCAGGGAAAACGGAGAAGCCGGAGAAGCCGACTGAGAGGAAGGAGAATTGAGCATGTTCAACAATCCGACGATCCAATCTATTGTGACCATCGGCGCCTCGGTGCTGCTGGTCATCGTCTTCGTGTTGTTGGCGCTGCTGCTGATGTGGCTCAGCCTCGTCCTGCTCAAGCGCATCCAGCGCGAGATGGCGCGCGCGGGTGTCACACCGGGGCAGGTGGACGAAACGCTCGACTGGCTGCAAGGGCTGCCGGCGGCGATCCAGCCGCTATTCGACGAACCGACGGATCTAGCAATCATCCTTATCGCTTCGGCCCTGCGAAAAGATCCGGTCGCAGTCGTCAACCGGATCGAGATGGTTCTCCGCGCGGCGGCGAAGCTCACCGGCTTCCTGCCTGAAGTGCGCGACGCCTTTGGGCTGAACCCGCAGGTGCCGCAGGAGGCTGATGGCGAATGATCCAGCACACTTTTCACTGGGCACAGCCGGTCAATCTGTCGCTGCTGCACCTGGAGATGGTCGCGGAGTTCGGAGAGCAGTTCTTCGGCTTCACCGCCAGCGAGGGGCAGATCACCGGGCACTTCGATGATGCGCTCGGCGACGATGACGGCGAGCTGAGGGCCGACGTGCTGGCTGCTGCGCAGGCGGTGCTAGAGGCGCACGACCACACCAAGCGCACGCCCGACCAGGAAGCCGCCGAGAGCGAGCAAGAGGCGATCACCACACTCAAGGTGACGGCGCAAGAAACCGCAGCGTCGCTTGAGGTGGCGCTGGAGAATTGGCAGACGCTGACTGCCGATGACAAGGACGACCTGCTCAAACAACTCGCGCAGACACAGGTGCAGATGCTGCTCGCGCTTGCTCGTCTGCTGAGACAATCTGGAGGATAGTGATGCGTCGTCTGTCTGCCCTGTTGGTGGCGCTGCTGCTTGTGCTGGCTGGCTGCGCGTTCGAGGTGGTCGAGGTCGCACCGGGACACCATGTCGTGCGCCCCTGGCAGCCGACCGCTGGCCCGACCGAGCCACCGACCGTCACGCCGACACCGAGCGCGACGCTGACGCCGACGCCCAGCCAGACGCCCAGCCAGACGCCGACGCCGGAAACCGACCCGACACCGACGCCGGAAACCGGCCTGACGCCGACGCCGGGCAGCGGGGCGGACAAGGTGTGTCTGGCTACGACCGGCGCGGCGATTAACCTGCGTGCGGACCACAGCACCAATGCGACTATCCTGGACAATGTCGACCCCGGCACACGCATGACCGTACTCCGCATTTGGGTGGTTCAGGATGTGACTAACGAGTGGCTACTCGTGCGGGTGCGAGGCCGCAGTGGGGTGACGCGCGAGGGCTGGATCTTCCGCGGAAGCACTGTGTTTCTCGGTGTTGACGACACCGAAGAGCTGTGCTGGGAAGTGCCGCTGGATGGGCCAGGCGCGGTGCCAACACCCGCGCCGACCGCGACACCCGTGCCGGGACCGACCTGGACACCGGTCCCCACTGGTCCAGCACCAACGCAGTGTGCCTATGTGCACCCCACGGCGACGATGTCCATCCGCTCGACCTGGAGCACGTCTGGCACACGACTGGGGCTGCTCCCACCGAACACGCGCGTCGTGGTCGGGCACATCTACCCAGACCGCAACGACAATCGATGGGCATACATCGAGTACAATGGCATTACTGGGTGGGTGGCTGTTGACATCGGAACTATCCACTATGGAGACCTGGTCGGGGACTGTTCCCGTGTCCCACGCAATCAGCCCACGGTCAGCTACAACACTGCAGTGGGTGTGCGCACTGTACCTGGGGCGGTGGGATTCGAAGAGATGTACCCTGTCCTTGCTGGGAAGGGTATACCTTATGGGGTCAGCCCATACGCCAGCCTGAACTATTGCGTGGATGCCCTGGAAAATGGGGGCATCTGCGTGTTCAGACCTGGGTTCCCCGATTGCCCAGAGCCACGCGGTGTGGGCAGTGCCATTGAAAGCGCACTAGACTTTATGCGCCATGCGGAGCACGCTGCCAATGTTCTCGCACCCTATGCCAACACCGGAAGAGTTTGGATAGAGCCCATCAATGAGTGCATGCACACCCCAATGTCTGGGGAGCTACTGGGCTGGTGGGGCACTTGGATGGACACCTACATCGACGAGGCAGCCGCGCGTGGCTGGCCACCACTGGCACTGCCAGGTCTCCCACCAGGCCATGGCGACGAGCATATGTTCTCGGTGTGGCGTCCAGTCCTGCTGTCCCTCAAGGCCAATGGGGGATTGTTCAGCATGCACGATTATACCTTCAACAGTCGCACCAATCTTTGCATCTGCGACGAATGGGAAGCATGCCGGCATGTGAGAAACCATAGTCTAATGCTGCGGCAGGGGTATGAGATTGGGTTTACCATCACCGAAGCAGCAAGATGGGCAGGCGAAGCTCCGGTCGATGTCGCCGATATGGCCTGCTGGGTCAACCGTGTGCGGTCTGAGCACCCGTTTGTGCACTCGGTGTGGCTGTGGGTTGGGGGACATCATCCAGCGTGGCCACTCGCAAATCTGGATGGACATTACAAGGCAATAGCGGAGCGAGTGCACTGAGTCCGGCGCACAAGTCCGGCGCGCGAGTCCGGTGCAGCGCTGGTGGATAGGGTAGGGTAGCCCAAAAGTACTACTCACGGGAAAACTTTACCCCGCGACCCCGTGGGATCACCCCTTTTGAAAACTTTTATACAACAAAAATATGGGTTGGATTGGTGTTATATAAGTTTATGGAAAAGGTATTCCCACGGGGTATGTGTTGAATTAATAGGCCACCGAGAATCATTAATTCCACGCTCAAATTCGCTTAGTAGAGATATTAAAAGGCAACTTTTTGCCTTTACCCCGTGGGTCCCCCGTGGGATTTTTCGGAGGTGTGTCCACGGGGAAAAATAAAGATCATTAAGACGCATCGAGGGAGAAACTGTTACAGACGCATTGCATCTTAATTGACCAGCCTTAATTTTACTGGGCAAAATTGCCAATTTCCAGCAATTAAGTGAAAAGTAAGTTTTGGTGATTTGCGTCAAAGCCCCCAGCCTCAGCTGTGGGGATGAAGCGCCGCTCCCGTTCTGATTTTGCTTTCCAGCGAATGTGAGGTATAATTAGTGTTGTCGAGGCACGATATGCGAGCTAAGATTGCGAGTAGAACACCCTGCCGGGCTCGCGTGCCTCGACAACACGCAATCGCCGGTGGGGTGTTCTGCTTTGAGGCAAGCACTCCTGCCGTCTAGAAGGACGCAGCGTTCTGGAGCATGAGAAGAAGCGGAGAATGAACTGATGATACAGCACACATATAGTGAAATAATGGCGCTACGACCATGCTGCGACCCTGCCGAGCGCGGCTATTGCACGCGCGACTGGGTCGGCACGGCACTGGACGTGTTGCGCCACCCATCCGTGCGTGCACAGGACAAACTGTGGCTCGTGCTGCGTGAGGACTGGATTCCCGCGCCCGTGCTGCACGAGTTCGCATGCTGGTGCGCGGAGCAGGCGCTGGCGCTGGTAGAGGCGCCAGATCCGCACAGCGTTGAGGCTATCGCAACCAAGCGCGCGTGGCTGCGCGGTGAGGCGACCGACGATGAGCTTGCCGCCGCGCAGGATGCCGCCCGTGCCGCCACCTGGGGTGCCGCCCGGACCATCGCCTGGGGCACCGCCAGTGCCGCACAGGACGCCGCCAGGGAGGCCGCCTTGGCCACCGCCCTGGCCGCCACACAGGACGCTGCTAGATCTGCCGCCTGGGAGGCCGCCTGGGAGGCCGCCTTAGCAGCCGCCTGGGCCGCACAGGCTGCCGGCAGGACCGACGCCCGTGCCGCTGCCCGTGCTGCACAAGTTGAGCAGCTGATTGCGATGCTCGCGCCCTTTGAGGCGTAGCGCACGCAGACGAGTGGGGCGGTGCGTGCGATGCGCCGTCTTCGTGAGCAATAACACATGTTTGAGCAGGGGAATTCAGGAAACTAATCATGCTAAGTCTCCCAGAGCATAGTGTCACCAGTCTCGACGCGATCCACCATGCCGATGCGCTGGCGTGGCTGCGCTCTGCGCCGTCCGACTGGCTGAATTGCGTGGTCACGTCACCACCTTACTTCGGGCTGCGTGACTATGCCGCGTCGGGGCAAATCGGACTCGAAGACACACCCACCGCGTATGTCGAGCGGCTGGTGGCCGTGTTCCGTGAGATTCGCCGCGTGCTGCGACCGGATGGTGTGTGCTGGCTGAACTTGGGCGACTCATACGCGGCGAAGAACCTGATCGGGATTCCGTGGCGGGTAGCCTTTGCGCTCCAAGACGATGGCTGGATACTTCGATCAGACGTGATCTGGCACAAGCCGAACCCCATGCCGGAGAGTGTCACTGACCGGCCCACCAAGTCGCATGAGTATGTGTTCCTGCTGGTCAAAAGTGCGCGGTACTGGTATGACACGGACGCGGTGCGGGAGCCGCATAAACATCCGAACAATGCGAGGCGTGTTGACAAGGGATCGAATTTTCAAAACGAGGCTATGATGAGGCACGACCCCGGAATATGGCACGGTCGCGCGGGCAATCATCCTTCCGGTCGCAATAAACGCACCGTCTGGACCGTGTCGACCGAACCCAGACCATTTCGTCATTTTGCTATGATGCCTAGCAAGCTCGCAGAAATTATGATTTTAGCCGGTTGCCCAGCGCAGGTCTGCGTGGTGTGTGGCGCACCGTATGAGCGTGTGGTGGAGCGGGAGCGCGTCAAGGTAAGCGACTCGCCGCGCTATTCTGGTGTTAGCATGCGGAACGATGCAGACAACGCACGCTTTGCACATGTCAGAACCACCATCGGCTGGCGCGCGACGTGCTCATGCGGAGCCGCCACGCGCCCCGGCATCGTCTATGACCCCTTTATGGGCAGCGGCACCACCGCCATCGTTGCCCAGCGCCTGGGCCGCCACTACATCGGCACGGACATCAATCGCGAGTACGTCGAGCTGGCGCGCACACGGCTCCGCTACCGTGGCGACGACCGCCGGATGCTGCGTGAGCAGCAGAAAGGATGATTGCTATGCCTTCTCAGTATGTGCCTGAAAACGAGGACCATGACGAGTTTGAACTGGCTTATTTGCTCATCACGCCCAAGCACATCGAGCGCCAGGGGATGGACTGGCTGCCTTATGTGGTGGTCGTCGTGGCGTTCCTGGTGGTGTTTGGCGCGCTGTCACTCCTGGGGGTGCTATGATGATCCTAACGCCAGAACAAATTCAGCTAATCGTAGAGGGCCGAAAGACGCAGATGCGGTGCGTCGTCAAGACCGATGAAGAATTGCGCCAGTGGGAAGTCGGACGCACCTACGTGGTGCAGTCAGGGCACGGAAAACCTGCGGCAGCACACATCCGCATCACCGGCATCCGGCAAGAGCGGCTGCGGGATATCAGCGAGGAAGACGTACTCGCGGAAGGCTGTGGTTTGGTGCGCTGGGCCGGGGAGCCTCAAGAAGGCTGGCCTGCGACCGCTGGGTTCGCCGAAGCGTGGGACCGCATCAACACACGCAATGGCACGCGCTGGGTGGATAACCCACTGGTGTGGGTGCTCGATTTTGAGGTAGTGCGCTGATGCATGTCGAGCACCAGGACCGCAAGCTGAAGCACCGGCTTCAAAAATAGCCCAAAAGTACTATTTTCCAAAACGGTGGGTGTAGGGTACAATATTTGCAGCATTCAATGATCGTGAGGAGTCCGAGAATGGGCGAAAGCAAAGGCAAAATTGATTTCGCAAGCCCAGAGGCGGTGCTGAAAGCATTGCTAGGGCTCTACAGTCGGCAGACCGCCGAAGAGCGGTCTTGGCAGACGACTGTGCACAGAAACGGCATCGGATTCAATGCGACCGACGCGCAATTCTTATCGTCGGTCGCTCAATGGGTTTTGGATGGGAAACCATTCACCCAGAGACAGTTCGACCGGGTCTCGGTGCTGCTCCGAAAGTATGCGCGGCAGATTGAGACTATCCCCAATCTAGATGACATTAGCATCCCACCGACCGCACTGACTGGCAAGGACGTGCAGCAGCGTCCCGTGCTACGGGGAGACGGTTTGCTGCGGGTGGTTGATGGCGCAGCCATCCAGTTCATTCCCAATGTGTACCCCTCCCGGCAGGTGGCATCGGCTGGCTTCAGCTGGCGCAAAGCGGAGCGCCTGTGGCAGGCGCCATTTTCCCCCGCTGCTGTAGCAGCAGTCAAACGTTTGTTCCCCGCTGTGGAAATTCATAGCAGTGTGACCGAAGCGCTCAAAGAGGCACTGCACGGGCATGAATTGCCAGAAGAGATTGCTGAGAACAATACCTTGTTCTCCTACCAGAAGGAGGCCATACGCTTCCTTCTGTCCCATCCACGTGCTATGCTCGCACTGGCACCCGGTCTCGGAAAGACCGCCTGTGCGACATTTGCAGCGCACCATGTGGGAACTCGTATTCTGGTCGTGTCTCCCCTGACTCTAGTTCAAAACTGGCGCAATGAGGTGCGCAAGTGGACGGGGGAGACTGCCGAGATCTGGCACCGTAAAATTGGGGATCGCAATTCCCGTTGGGTGATCACCAATTACGAAACAGTCGTTCGGAAAATGGTCCAGAAGCGCGATAAGAAATATGTGCGCCTGCCAGGATTCGAGTTCGATACTGTAATCCTGGACGAGACCATTTTGCTGAAAAATCGGAGAGCACAGAGAACACTCGCCACCAAAGCTTTGGTTGATGGTGCTCCTCGTGTGTGGCTCCTCTCCGGCAGCCCCGCATCCAAATTCTATGACGACATGTGGGCACAGCTCAACATTATGCTTCCAAAGCGCTTCAGCAGCTATTGGAAATTCGCTGAGACCTACTGCCTCGTCGAGAATAATGGGTGGGGCATGGCCATCACCGGAAACCGACGAGGGGCTGACGCGATGCTCCAAGAGGATTTGGTGGACGTCTACTTCAGCCGCACGCAGGACCAGGTTCTGGACCTGCCGGATTGGCTGTTTGAGGACATAGAGGTGGCGATGGACCCCCGCCAGTACAAGCCGTACAGGCAGATGGAGGAAACCTTTATCGCCAAGCTGGGCGAGATGCCAGATGACAAAGTCGTGGCACTCAACGTATTAGCCCAGATGACTCGGTTGCAGCAGCTGGCATCCTCTCCAGCGCTGCTTGGTGGGGAAGCGATTTCCGCCAAGTGGGATGCCGCGACCGAGATGCTTGAGTGGGTCCAGAAGCCAGTCATTGTCTGGACCAATTTCATCGAGACCGCTGAGCAGTTAGCGGAGCGATGGGGCAAGAATTACAGGGTGGCGGTCCTGACTGGAAATACACCGGAGCGAGACCGCCAGCCAATCGTGGACAGCTTCCAGGCTGGGGAGATCGATGTACTCGTCGCCCACCCAGCAGTGGGCAAGTTCGGTCTCACATTAACTCGTGCTCGAACAGTCATCTACCTGGAGCGCAGCTTCAAGGGGGATGATTACTACCAGAGCTTGCACCGTGTGCGCAGGATTGGCACCGAGCATCGTCCCTATGTGGTCCATCTTCTGGCCACTGGACCGGAAGGGGAAGCCACAGTGGACCATGTCATCGGCCGCATCCTCAAGTACAGAAAGGAACAAAGTCTAAAACTGACCACCGGAGTACTGAAAGGAGAATGGGATGCCAAAAATTAAGATTCCATCAGTGGAGATGGAACGGGTGGATGGTTCTTTCCGAACCATCTACATCACGCAGCCAGGCTGGAATTTCGGTCCGCTGCGGGATGTGTCGGAACGGGTGACCTTTCTGACGACTGGGCTGGAGTATCTGGAAGAGCTGCCTGCAGCGCTCAAGCAAGGTCTGGAAGGTTTCGACCCGGATTTGGATGCCATCGTGTGCGTGGGGAAAGTCAACCTGATTTTCCTGGTTGGTTTCCTGATCGGTCTGGGGACCAAGAGCGTGACCATTGGTTCCTACAATGACGGGGTGTACACGTGGCATCGGGTGACGTTTAATGCCAATGCCAAGAATGGCCGCAGTGCAAAGGATGGTCGAAATGGCTAAGAACTACGAGAAATTCAGCCACACTATGCTGAGCACTTGGAGACGGTGTCGGCAAAAATGGTGGTGGGCATATATGGATGGCTACGCTGGGCCAGTCTCTTTGGGGCTCATCCGTGGTGGGGCAGGGCATCTCGCTCTGGAAACCTATTACCGCGACCCCAATCGGGACATGAATTTGGCGATCGAAGCAGCGTGGGCAGAGTACCGCGATCGGAGTGCCCAGACGGCGGCAGGCATCAACCAAGAGGATTGGGAGATGCTGGAGCAGTCTCTGCGCCGCTATGATGAATGGGCCAAGGTTAACGATGATTTCACGGTCGTGGAGACCGAGTGGAAGTTTGAGACGCAAGTTGGGCCATTCAAGCTCGGTGGGTTCATCGATGGTGTTGTAGAGAGAAATGGTGGAATCTGGCTGCTTGAGCACAAGTTCAACAAGCGAGTGACCACCCAACATCTGGACATTGACCCCCAAGTCAGCCTGTATATGCTCGCTGCTCAGAAGCGAGGACTGAAGCCCCAGGGTGTGCTCTTCAATATCATCCGAATGGGTGGTGGTCCCACGGCAGAGCGCGAGCCAGTGGTGCGGGTGTTCCTGTACCGCAATATGGAAGGACTGGCTGCTTTCGAGAATGAGCTGATTCTCCAGATGGACGAAATTCACGCAGCCTCGTCGGTTGACCTGCCGGAAGACAGCCCAGTGTCGATTTATCGCAACATGACCCACGATTGCGCCTGGGATTGCCCATTCTTTGGAGCTTGCCTGAGCCTCAACGACAGTGGGGAAGCAGAGTCTGTGCTTCAGACATTCGACCGTAAGAATTATGAAGGAGATTGACATGAACGCAGGACCAACATCCGCAAATGTGATCATCGAGCAGTCGACCGGATTCGACCCCCATAGAATTCGAATGCTACTGTATGGGGAGAGTGGTGCAGGCAAAACGGTTCATGCCAGCACTTGGCCCAATCCTATCTTCCTCGACATCGATGACGGCATGGGTTCTATCAACCATCCGGTGGACCGGATTTGGATTCAGGATTGGGAGACGCTCCTGGATGCCTATTACTATCTGCGCGACCAGGACCACAAATACCAAACGATTGTCATCGACACAGTGAATGAGATGCAGAAGGTGTCGATGGATTACATCCTGGCCAACTACCCAGCGCGCCGTGCCTATGACAGCCAGCCCAGTGTGGCGGACTATGGCAAAATGATTGATGATGTGGTGAACTTAGTGCGTGCGTTCAAATCCTTGCCATTCAATCTCGTGCTCCTCACCCAGGTCAAGGATCGGGAATTTGACACGGACATGGTTCAGCCCCATCTGATTGGCAAGAACACCGCACGGGACATCTGCCGCATGATGGATGTCATTGGGTACATCTACAAAACGGATGCCGAAGATCGCACCCGTGTCATCGCGTTTGACGCAGTGGACTTCGTCACGAAGGACCGAAGTGGGCGACTGCCTGCAATGGTTGAGATGCCGGACATCAACAGTGGGTATGACCGGCTGTGGGCATACTGGGCACCGTAACATCTTGGGTTCTGTCGGTCTCATAGGGAGACCGTATAAACTGGCAATAGCCAAGGAGAAATAGAAATGGCCGAGAACCAGCAAGGAACACCCGTTGATCTGACCCGTACAGCGGGGGAAGTGTCGGAAGGCGTGCACACGGTGCGCATCATCGACTGGGAAGAGCGCGAGGGCAATGCTGGTCCCTATTGGAATTACACGCTTGAAGTCCAGGAAGACAGTGTAGACAATGGCAAGCGTCTGTGGCACATTGTCTCCCTCTCCCCAGCTGCTCGCTGGCGTCTGGAGGAGTTCCTGGATGCGGTGGGCGCTCCCCGAAGTGGCCAAGCGTTTGGACCGGACTTTGTCGGCAGCTTCATGCGCGTCCACGTCAAGCATGAGGAGTTCGATGGCAAGATGCGAGCGCGGATTGTTGGTGTCCTTCCTCCGAGCGGTGCGAAGGGCAGCAAGACTCCGGCAATCACTCCCCGCAAGCGTGTTGTTCCTGCGCCTGCACCTGCGCCCAGCAAGAAGCTCCCTGAGGACGTAATCGGGGATGAGGACGAAGACGAGGATGCTGAACTCTAGCAACTACTGGCTGCATTGCTGGCTGCAGTGCTAGGGTAGGGGAGGGAGTGTGATGGAGTGGACACTGGACAAAACTTGGTTAGCGGTCGACCCTGGACACAGCACCGGAATGGCGTTTGCATCAGAAGGCCAGATCCAGTGGACAGGGACGTTCCAGCCGGATGCGGTGGTGCCAACAATCGAGATGATCGATCCCGATATTCTGGTTGTGGAGACCGTGCCACAGAACAATCCAGATCCACTCACCGCATCCCTTCTCCAGACTATCAAGGACCACTGGGGAGATCTGCCAGGTCTCTGGTTGGTCTCCCCAGGCCACTGGAAGCCGTTCGCCCGCAGACAGAATTGGCAGGTGCCTTCCGGCAAGGACAGACACCAGAAGGATGCCGCCATGATGTTGCGATGGGCCATTCTCCAGAAAACCATGGTTGACATCGAGAAGGACATCTAGAGGGACATCGAGAGGGATGCAAAATGAAAGAGATTGCCATCCTTGGCTCCGGTCCAAGCGCAGCGTTTGCGTATCAGGCTTGCCTCAAGGAAGGCTACAGACCGCATGAGATTTTTGTCGCGACCGCCAAGCTGACGGAGCCACCCGCTGGAGCATTTTGGTTCCACTGGGTTCCCAACCACATTCGTGCTGTCAAAGTGCCAATTGTCCTGAAGGGTGTTGGCACAGAGGAAGGATATCTGAGCAAGCAATGGCGCAGACATCTCAGCGGTGTGCCCAGCTCATTCCCCGAGACTGAACAGCGAATGTCTGGCTATCCAGTCAGCCGTTACGTGTGGCGGCAGATGTGGGAAGGAGCAGACATCCTACCAGGATTTCCCTTCACCGATCAGGCCGTGCGAGATCTTGCGCAAGATTTCGAGAAGGTTATCCAGACCTTCCCCAGCAAAGCAGCCATCCAAGCCTACCGAGACTACACGGTGCTGTATCCGACTGTTGTCTATGAGGTGGCGCATGAATGGCCAGAGTGGGAGAAGTTCTTGCACTCGTTTTCCGCTGAGATCCTGTACAGCCCACAGGGTGTGTATTGCCTCTACAATGGTCTAGCCCACGATGATTGGGTAAGAGCAACATACAGTCTGGGCAAGGTGATGGTGGAGTATCCTTGGTACACTCCTCTGGACACACTACCCACCGAAGGAACGGTGCTCAACCGAGACATCGTGCCCTGGGCAGGGGATCTGGACCCAATGCCACCCGCTGAGAATGTTCTGATGGTTGGGAGATATGCGACATGGCAAAGAAAACAACTAAGTCACGAGACCTTTGGCATCGTCTCTGGCTGGCTCAACGCAGCTACAACGACCGAATAAGACGCGAGCAGATCGACACAGAGGACCAACGTACATACTGGTCCAAGCAGTATCTGCTGGGGCTGGTGTCTGAGGTCGATGAAGTGCTCAACTCTATGTCCTGGAAGCGCCATCGGAGACAGGACCCCAAACTGGCGCAACAGAACATCGGTCTGGAGATTGCAGATCTGCTCAAGTATGTCATCTCGCTGGCAGAGATCTGGGATATCTCTCCGGATAGGCTGGTGGAATTGGCACTGGACAAGAGCGATACGCTGCAGCGGATGCTTGACATGGAGCAAACCCCACTGCCTGTCGCGGATGCTCGGTATCTCATCTGCGATCTGGATGGGACAATTGCCGACTGGCGCCAGTCCTTCATCCGCTGGGCGACCGACCGTGGTGTGTATTTCCGCAGGCCAGACCCGGAGGAGACTTTGATGCTGGATGTGGATTGCGGTCTCCCCTATGACCAGTACAATGAGCTGAAGCAGCTATTTGAGCTGGAGGGTGGCTATGCCAATCTCATCCCTTACAAGGATGGGGTCGAGACCGTTAAGGCCATCCAGCGGGATGGTGCTTACCTGGTGGTGTACACCGCACGACCAGGACAGCGACTGAAGCAGATCTGGCATGAGACCTACTGCTGGCTGGAGAAGCATGGCATCCGTCCCGATTATCTGACCATCGGGGCGGAGGCACGGCTGATTCATACGCTGTCTCTGTGGAAGCGGAATGACGTGGTGATGTTTGAGGACAATCCCGAGCTAATGCTCAGAGCAGCAAACTCTGGCATCCCCGTCTTTGCGCGGCTGAAGCCATACAATGCCCATGCCGTCCACCCGAATATCCGATTCGTGGAAACCTATAGCCCAGACCTGGACTATTTCAGCTACTGAGAGGAGGCCAAAAATGGGAACACTGGCAGTCAAGCCATCGGATATAACCAAAGAGGCTGTGCGCCAAAAACTCATCCAACGAGCAACACGCGATATGCTCATCCGCACCTGGCAAATCTACGACACACTCCACCCAATCCTGTTCTACGCCAAGCTGTATGGTATGGAGCAGCAGGTGGAGGATTGGATCAAAGAGGTGGCCAGTCCTATGGATTATCCGATCAATCGCAACACGTTTTGGCGCGTCAAAGTGGAGGGGTAGGGGATGCAGGCAAAACAACTCCCATTGTTTGGGCCAGAGGATTGGCCAACAGAGACCGACGAGACAATCCACGAGAAACGAGTGCGTGTGTTCCGGCAGCTCTGCCGTGAGAACCAGGCGGTGTTCGAGGAAAAGAACAGGCAGTACGGGGACGCAATCCGGCTGACTGGTGTGCTGGGAGCAGCAATTGAGCTCATTGGTTGCGTCAACCGACTGCAGCAACTCGTTGTCAAAGCTCCGGGGCATGGGAGAGGCAATGAAGAGGCCATATTCAATGTTCTCACCGATGCCCACAACTACGCAAACATCGCAGCGATGATGCTAGAAGACCAAAATTGGGAAGGAGAGAATGAGTAAGATGAGTAAACCGCAGCTGGTCTATGAGATCGAACGGCACAGCATCAAAGCAGGGAAGTATAAGGTGCAAGTCTGGACACCGACTGTGGCGCAGGTGGAGCTAATCAGCCTCACTAACTCGCCAGCCGACACGATGGCAATCGTCACTCGTGGCTACACCGGAGTGTACTCCCCTGACTTGCCAGACAAGGATGAGCGCGACCGTCTGCTTGCCGACATTGTCAAGACCAAACTCGCAACTCCCACCGAGATGATTCACTTCACTTGGCTCATCCGGGGAGTGACCCGCGCCTGGACACACCAGGCGGTGCGGTATCGGGTGGGCACGGCATATGTCCAGGAAAGCATGCGCTTCCTGGGACACAAGGGAGTGTACCGCGTGCTGATGACTGACAAGCTGGCCAAGCACCCGCAGAGTGAGGAGGCGCAGCACTACAGCCGAACAGTCTGCGACAGTGTGGTTGCTTATGTGGACCTGATTGACAATGGTGTGCCTGACCAGGATGCCAGGGGAGTGCTACCGACAAACATTCTCACCAGTCTGTTCTGGGATATGTCGCTGAGCACTCTCATGCATGTCTACAACACCCGCGTTTGCTGCCAAGCGCAGACTGGGGAGTGGGTGCCCATCCTGCTGCAGATGAAGGATTGGCTGCGGCAGTGCTGCCCTGAAGTTGCGGAGATGCTGACTGCTCCCATCGACCGAGGGGAGCCTTGCGGATTCAATGCCTCATTCGACCGCCCGTGCGTGTGGAAGGTGCGCGATGGAGTCAAATGAGATTATCCATATCCAGCTCCACTACCATCCCAGTGGCAAAATTGGGGCAGTGGAACCAGACACCGGAGCTGTCCATGTAGATGAGCATGGCGACATCCGCCTGTTCGCAACAGTCGGCAGTGCCCTGCGACACTTCCGAGCAAACGCTGCGAAGTTCAAGAGTGTGGGGTATGAGGTGATTACTCCCAGTGGGGCAGTTCACCACTATGGCAGAATGTTCAACCGCCACCAATGGCACCAAGTCTCCGACATGGAGCTGCTGGACAACAGTGGGAGAACATTCCTGTTCTATCGGTGCAACAAGTGCAGAAGCGTCTGGCGCCAGTTTGCTGAGGCAGATGTTCCCCCGACGTTTGGCTGCGCTGGAGAATAGTGAATCTGGGTGGGCTGGCAGAGGCTGGCCCACCCCCACCAGATTGGAGGACACCATGGCTAAAATTCTTGCATTCATCCCGACCAGGGAGCGCAACACAGTTCACATCCCCGCCAACATCCTGGCACCGTTTGTGGACAAAATCGTGGTGATGTCCAAAGGAGCAGACACCACCGGATTGCCAGACAACAGCACTGTGATTGAGCAGAGCTGGACTGGGCTGCAGGGGGTGCAGGAAGTCGGAGATGTGATGGCTTACGAGGAAGGATTTGACTATATCCTTCAAGCCGATGATGACATCCGGTTCCCACCAGAGTTGGTTGCCAATCTTATCCAGCTCATGGAAGACAATCCAGGATTGGGCGCATGCTGTTCTCTTTCCTCAGTCCAGTATTACTGGAACAGGGAAGTGCAGTCCAACAAACATTTTCTGGTTGCGCCATTCCCCAGCCAGCTGACTCTGATGCGAGCCAAACTTGTGCCAGAGTTACAGCAGGCGTTTGGCACCGTGTATGGGGGATTGGGCACTATGGAGGACGTCGCCAAAGGTGTCCATCTGTGGAGCCTGGGGTATCCTTCCGTGTACTTCAGAGCAGATGAAGAGCTTGTCCACAATGTGTTTATCCCCCGACTCAAGAAGAGCAAAGAGATGGGTGGCCAGCCAATCTCAGAGCGAAGCCGGATGATGCACGAATCCGTTGAATACCTCCAGAAGTTCGTTGGACCGGACAATGTGCTCAAGTCTGCTAAGCTTGGCTACCGGAAGGATGGGCAGGCAACTTTCCGTCTGCGGTGGAACTGGGATTGGATGTGTGGGAATGTCAAGCAGCCAGTAGGGTATGAGGACAGCAAGGGCAGAACATTCTAGTCTGGCTGCGCACGCTGCGTGGGGTGTTTGGGGCAGGCAGTCCCAACACCCCTAATACAACCATTGGGACATGTGGGAGAAGCAAGCAATGGACCAGGCAGCTGCAAGAATTGCGACCCTGGAGAAAATACGGCAAACCACCAGCCAGCCCCATGAGAGGGAGCAGGCAGAAGCCATGCTGCGGAGACTGCGTGGGCAAGAGCCAGAGGAGAAGCAGCGCAAATGGCATCTGCTGACGCTGGAGGAATTGGCGCAGTGCTCCGGTCACCCAGTTGCGGTGGACATCGAGACCAATGGTCTGGAATGGTGGAACAAGCGCATTATCGGCATCGGTGTGCACTGCCCCAAAGCAGGCATCACCGGATACATGCCCATCTTCAACAAAGCAGAAGCAGATGCTGCCTCTGCAGTGATGCAAGCGTGGGATAGCAAGACGGTGTTCATCGCCCACAATATCAAGTTTGAGCTCCATTTCCTGGGTCTAGAGCCATGGGATATGACACTATGGGACACCGCAGTAATGGCCCATCTGCTTGACTCGCGCCAGTCCAAAGCTCTAAAGGATGTTGAGGCTGCTTACCTGGGGACCGATAGCAAACAAGGCTATGTGGACATGGTTCCATACAAGCAGCGCAGGAAAATCTGGACATGGCCACTCGACATCGTTGCCCCATACTGCATCAACGACTGCATCGTTGAGTATGAGCTGGCAAAAGTGATGAAGCCACTCCTCAAAGAATGGGGCTTGTGGGATCTGTTCAAGAAGGATATGGAGTACATCAAAATCCTCTGGGAGACCGAGCACCGCGGATGGCCAGTGGACATTGAGTTCATTACCAAGGCCAGGGACTTGCTCCTGGACCATGTGCGGGAGCTTGTCCAGGAATTGTTTGATGCGGTGGGCTATGAGTTCAACTATCGGTCTGCCAAGCAGCTCAGCAAGGCCATCTATGATAACATGGGCATCCCCATGCCTGTCGACCCATTTCCCAATTCCAAATTCGCTGACCGTGGGAAGTACAACAGCACCTGCACTTCTACCTTCCTGCTGATGGAGAAAGTAAACCACCCGCTGGGGGAGCTGATTGCAACCATCCGAGAAAGCGAGAAGTTGGCCAAGACGCTGTCCAAGTGGCTGGAATTGGTTGATGAGAATGGACGCATTCACACCAACTTCAATCTGACTGGGACAAAGACCGGACGACTGAGCAGCAGCAATCCGAACGTTCAAAACATCGCATCCAATGTACGCACCCGATTCACGCAAGGTGTGTACACGGGTGGCACGGAGAGAACAGAAGAGTATAACCTGCGCAATGCCTTCGTCGCGCCACCAGGCTGCATGCTGGTTGCGGCTGACTACAAACAGATGGAGATGCGTATGTTTGGCATCCTGAGCGGCGACCCGTTCATGCTGAAAAGTCTGGCGGCTGGACGCGACATCCACGGTGACATCGCGGAGAAAATCTGGGGACAACGAGATGAGACGCACCGAGAGTGGGCAAAGACAATCAGTTTCGGCCTCATTTATGGCATGACCGTGGGAAGTCTGCAGTTCAAGCTTAACATGTCGATAGCGGAGTCCCGGCGCATCACACAGGACTACTGGAACGCATTTCCACGCATCCAGCCCTGGATGGGCGATGTGATCCAGGAAGTGCGCAAGAACAACTACATCCGCTATTGGTCTGGACGCATCTGGCACGAGGATGACCCGGAAATGCATTATCGGGCTGCCAATGCCTTGATCCAAGGGGGATGCGCCGATGTTCTGTCCATCGCTGCACTGCGTGTGCATAAATGGCTCAAGGAGAACATCGGGGATGACGCTTACATTATCTCATATGTGCACGACGAGTTGATTTGCTGCGTGCCAGAGGATCGGGTGAATGAGACCGCCAAAGCCTTGCAGGAGATTATGCGGGTGGAGGATTTGTTCGTCATTCCCTGGCTGACCGATGTCAAAGTGGGCAAAACTTACGGGTCCATGGAGAAATACACGGTGCAGGAAGGGTAGGGGGAGTGCAATGTCCGAGGAAAAAAACATTGCCAAATTGCTCCTGGATATCTTTGGTGGCAATGAATACCATGCAGTCGGAAAGAAGCGCAGTGGTGGGGCAGGTGTCTGGTACGACCTGGTGGAGGAGCCTCTGACTGAGGAGCTGCTGGAGGAGCATCTCAAAGGCCAGAAGGTTTTGGGCAGCTATCCAATCTTGCCAGACAACACAGTCAAATACCTGGGATGGGACATCGACAGTGCCGGAGACCTGCTCAAAGCCAGGGAGCTGGCCAAGCGCATCATCGCTCGGATTGAGCACTTGCCCCATGTGGTGGAGTTCAGTGGTGGCAAAGGATACCACATCCTGCTGTTTCTCACCGAACCGATGCCAGCAGCCAAGGCCAAGGAGATTGCGGAGTTCGTCAGGGATTCAGAGGAGCTTCCACGCAGCGGCGACCCCCACGTGGAGTGCTACCCAAAGCAGGCCAAGCTTGGGGAAAGCAGCAGCAAGCGCAGAGCAGTGGGCAATCTTCTGAAGATTCCGCTGGGCCAGCACTTGATGACCCACGAATGGTCCAGGTTTGTCAACCCAGCCAATGGTTGGGAGGATGGTCCCGCTGTTGCGCCTGAAGAGGCGCTAGAATGGCGCGTCACACCCGATGAAGCACTGGGTCTCCTCTCCGCAAGCAGGGATCTGATAGGGGAGTTAGCGCAGGCCATCTCGCAAGACTGGGATGAAGGCAAACGGCATGATCTGTCCCTGTACTTGGCTGGATACCTCTCCCAGATTGGCTGGTCCTTCGATCAGACCGCGCAGCTGATCAAGCGGATCTGCGATCTGCGTGGCGATGGGGAGGTGGAGAATCGCTTGCAGGCTGCGCAGGACACATACCGCAAGCTGGACAGCGGAATGCGTGTCGCAGGCTTCCAAGCTCTTGTGGAGACCCTCAGCGGTGCCGCCATGCGCACGGTCTTGGACCTTGCACCGGATTTGGCTTCACCGGACATTGCTCGGAGAGTGGACAAATTGCGGTTCCAGAAGGGACCCGCGTGGCTCAAGGAGCGCAAGGTGGCTGACCTGGTTTGGTCCTATCTGACAGACCGGGACACCAATGGACGCATCCTGCGAGTGCCAGATGCCGCCAACCAGACCTACCGCACCTACTGGTACAATCGCAGAAACAAGCGAGTGGTGCCTCTGGACGCACGCCTGTTTGAGGTTGAGCTGTACCAGACTTTTCAGCTCAGCGCAGCAGAAGGATTCACCCAGCGTGTGCTGGAGACCGTCCGACTGCGAGCAGAAGCCATGGGTGACACGGTGGATGTGCACAAGAGCAGCTGCTACAAAGATGGGGTGCTGTATGTCAACTTTGGGGGACCGGACGTCTGGGTGTGCAATGGCAAGGATATGCCATACAGTGTGCACAATGGGGAGCTGGATTTGTTCTTCCTCACTGGGAAGAGGATGGACCCAGTGGAGCCAGACTTTGACGAACCGATTGATGTCTGGTCAGTGCTCGTGGATGACCTGAACTTTGCTCGGAGTGGGGATACACCCATTCCCCCAGACCAGCAGAGAGAGCTATTCAAAGCCTGGGTGTTGAGCAATTTCTTCAGGGAGCTACTGCCCACACGACCCATTCTCACCCTGCTGGGAGCACCAGGCAGTGGCAAAACAACAGGCATCCGGAGAGTGCTTCAGTTTATGGAGGGTCTCCAGGAAAATGTGCTAGAGGTGGTCGAAGACAAGCCAGACTTTTGGCGGTCAGTCCTCGAGAACCACCGCATAGTCGTGCTCGATAACTTGGAAGAAAGCAATGCGCAGTGGCTCGCTCGCAGTCTGGACCAGGTCGCGACCGGAAGCACCATTGAAATCAGGGAGCTGTACAAAACAAACCGCAGCTATCAGATCAGAGCAGATGTGTTCGTTGCCCTGACCGCAGTAACCATGCCGTTCAGCAAAAGCACACTGTTTGAGAGATTGCTGACGCTGAATATGGAGAAGCTGCAGGTGTACACACCAGCCCATGCCTTCAACGAGCAACTGAAGCGCTCCCTCAACGGAATGTGGGCGGATATGCTGCTGAAGCTCAATCGGGTGGTGGCGGAACTGGAGCGTGTGAAGACAGCACCCCTCTCTGTGAACATGCGAATGTCTGACTTTGCGATGTTCTGCGCAAGACTCCGGGAAGTGGATAGCGACATTCTGGATGGGGAGACCTTGCGCAATGGGCTGAGTTTGCTGAGCAGCAGCCAAGCCATCGCACTGGCGCAATCGGAGCACTCCGCATTGCCTGTTCTCCAGCGGTGGATTGAGGAGAATCCCGAAGTTGCTGCAAGGGAGCACACCATCTCGGACTTGGTGGGGCCATTGACTGAGATGGCGAAGAAGATGGACCGCAAAAACTGGCGGTTCACCACAGCCCAATCATTGGCCAACCATCTGCGGGCCATGCACTCCGTGCTGCAGAAGGAGCTAGGGTGCGTTATCGGAGAGGAGTATGACAGCGACAAAGGCAGGACCAAGACCGTGTACTCATTCCCCCATATGCGTCTCATGGGGGAGAGAATAGCTTTGGAAAGCAAGAAGGAGGATAAGAATGGGCATAGTGGCTAAGTATGTGACGCTGGAGCAAGCCTACCAGCTGCTGAAGGACCATCCCAATGCGCAGATTGTGGTGTTCACCGCAAAGGTGAAACGGCTGGAACCCAATGGGGACGGCAGCTACCTGGTGGAGACCACGAAGAAAACCTACCCAGCGCTGCCAGGGAAAACATATTGCTACATTATGAAGCTGGACCCATTCCTGCCATTGCTTATCTTGGGCGTTCTCGCTGCGATGTGGATGGCAGAGCAAGGCTGGTTTGGTCCCTGGATTTGAAAGGGGATGTGAGAGGAGAGGAAGGAGATGACTGCGGAAACAGACGCTCGTGCACGTTTCCTCGAAACGACAGCGCGACTCGGTGGTACCCATCCTGGATCGGATTTCCGGCGATGGGTAAAGCGCGAAAGTGACGAGGTGCTGGCGCGGCTGTTGCGGTCTTCTATTCCCGGTGTGGCGAATATCGCCCGCATGGAGCTTGATCGGAGGATGCGCTGATGGCCAAATTATCCAGTGTGGTGGTCCTGGTGGTCTTGGTCGTGATCTTTGCCACCGTCGCCCTGGCTGCGCTTGTGGTTGGAATGCACTGGCCACAGCCAGCCAATGTACAGCTGTGGGAATACGCTGAGTCGTGGAGGGAGTGGACCCATTGGCTATGAACCGGAGTGCGGAACTGTACTCGCTGAATCTGGGGAATGGGCGGATGCTGATGCTGCGCCTGTCCGAAGTGCTGGCTGTCTACAAGACCAACTCCGGAGTGCGCATTGTGCTCCGAGGCAATGAGAAGGGCATCAGCATCCGCTGCAAAAGGGATGAAACGGACAAAATTTATCGGGCCATCTGGAGTGCAGTGGGGTAGGGTGAGAAGAGGTTGGGCTCGGTTGAACCAGAGGTGAGGCAAGGACTGGCTGGCAAGGGCTGGCTGGCTGGCTGGCTGGCTGGCTGGCTGGTTGGCTGGCTGGCAAGGACTGGCTGGCAAGGGTGAGTCTGAGGTTGGGCTGGGCTGAATAAGGGGTGAGGCAAGGGTGATGCCGAAGCAGGGCAGGTCGAGGAATAGAAAATCGAAAGGAATGCGTCTGCAGCATGTGCAAATGGGGACTGCTGCTGTGAAACAACATCCAGGCTACCCTTATAGCATGGATAGCCTGAAACAGCAATAATCCCCACTGCAGCAATGCAGGGAAGGGAAGGGACGCAGAAAGGGACGCAACATGGAACTGGAACAATACCAGCATTCGGCACTGTCCACGGTGGTGTTCCCAGAAGAATGGGGCATCGCATACTGCGCACTCAAGCTCAACGGTGAAGCAGGGGAAGTGGCCGAAGAAGTCGGCAAAGCCATCCGTGCGGGGGAGCTTGTGTTCCCAATGGGCAGTGCTTCCAGGGACAGTGGACCAGGTACAGTGCATGAGAAACTGCGGGAGGCACTGCGGGATGAGCTGGGGGATGTGCTGTGGTATGTGGCGGTGCTGGCCCACCAACTGAACTATTCGCTGGAGGAGATTGCCACCGCAAATTTGGCAAAATTGCAAGCCAGAAAGCAGAGAGGAGAATTGAAACACCATGGATAAGCAGCAAATGCGAGAGATTGTCTGCCGGTGCTGCGAGCTTGCGCTGGTGCGCAAGGATATCGAGGGAGACCTGAGAGAAAGCCAAGTGGTTGCTGCGCTGGACAAGCAAAGCCTGCCCACGCATCTGTGGCTGCTGCTGGTAGAGCAGATGGTGGACGCCATTCGAGAGGAGTTTGGGAATGTGCGCTTGGAAGTGAGGCCATCGCACTATTTCATCAAGTGGCCCACGGTCCTAGAGATCAACGTCCAGTGGCGAGACAGCACGTGGGGACCGGAGACATTTCTGCAGTGCCGTGTGGAAGTGCTGCATCTGCCAGGATTGTTGCTGTTGCGGCAAAAACTCTATGGGGAGAGGAACTGATGGTGGTCAAAACAAAGTCTGTGCTGGGCTGGGATATCCATGTCAGCTGGAATGGGCAAGCCTACATCGCACGGTGGGTCGATGGGGGACCCGATGTTATCGGGGTAGGGGACACCATTGCGACTGCAGTGGGTTCGCTGGTGCTGCAATCTGTGGATTGGAAGATCTGATCGGTGTCGCGGTGTCGACCGGCATCTGCCGGAATCGGTCGGAAATGGGCCAATTTCCAAAATTGGCCCATCCTGTTGCCTTGGCGATGTCTGCTGGAATGGGCAATCCATGGGATTTAATATCTTCCCTAATAGTTTTTGGTGGTTGGTACTATGTACGGGAAAACTTTACCCCGTGACCCCGTGGTCATGGTGGTTTCGAAAACTTTTCTACATGTTTTTTGGGGTGATGCAATGAATATATAAAGTTATGGAAAACCCATTTCCACGGGGTCAGGGGGGTAAAGTTTTCCCGTATATAGGCCAAAAGTACTATTTGCGGGAAAAGTTTATTGGAGTACAATAGGGGGTAGTGATGGAGGGCAAGAATGCCCACAGTGCCCAAATGGGCAAGGAGAAGAAGACCATGGTACGGTGTGAGATCTGTGGCAAGCGTCTGACCGATCCGCTCTCCGTGGAGCGGGGCATCGGTCCCGAGTGCTACGCCAAGGGACTCTCCGCAGCAGTGGTTGCGGAGCGCTTGGCGGAGCAAGTGGTAGAGGAACTGCCGGAAGGCATGATTCCTCTCAATGAAGCCTATCGTTGGTACAAAGAGCAGACCGATATCCCACCCACCCGTCTGCTCACCGCATGTGGGGGGAATCGCCAACTAATCCCCCCTATCTCCCCAATGTTCCAGATGGTGCGCTACAAGGGCAAGCGATATCTGCCCAAGGAGTGTATCTCCCAGGAAGCGCAAGATATGCTGGCTGCTATGGGCAAGCGCAAGGCCAAGCGCAAGCGCAAGACCAGTGCCGAGACCAAGCCCGAGGCCAAGCCCGAGACCAAGCCCGAGACCAAGGCCAAGCCCGAGGCCAAGGCCAAGGCCAAGGCCAAGGCCAAGGCCAAGGCCAAGACCAAGGCCGAGCCGACTCTGTCGCTGGAGGAGGCTCCCAGCAGCATTGCGCTGCCTGGCAAGAGCTTCATCGACCAGACGACGGGCCAGACATACATCTGGCCAAGCAAGAGTGAGGTGGCGCGGATGCGCCGTGAAGAGCTTGCCGACTTGTATGAGCGGCTGCTGGGAGTGCCACCAGCGGACGCGTTCGGCCGCAAGGACTTGGTCGATGCGATCGAGCACCTGCGAGGTAAGTAATCCCTCTCTTCGCCAGACCGTGGCCCAGCTCAGCCTGGGCCATATTTCCCAAAAATAGGCCAAAAGTACTATTTGCGGGAAAAGTTTACTGGCGTACAATAAGGTCAGTGTTGGGGGCAAAATGCCCATAGTGTGCTAAAGGAGAAAGGGAAATGACGGAGAATCAGGTGTTCGAAGTGCAGTGGTATTGCGGCGATGGCGAGTACTTTGTGGCTCTGATGGATGCCGCCACCGCCACGGTGGTGGTGCGTGGCTGGACCACCCAGCCGGAAGGCTGGTTCGAATGGGCCAGCAAGATCGGGTCACAGTACAACAGGTTCCGTCGGCGGGGCGCAAGCCCCACCGGTGCCGCCAAGGCGGCGAGGATGGCTGTGATGGCCGCAGGGCCGAGCACGACACCGTTCATGGAGCGGTGGGAACTCGTAAAGTTCCCTCCGCTGCCGTGAGGCTTCGGCAAAGGCACTGCCCCTTGCGGGTGGTGCCTTCAGCTATTCTATGGAGATGCGTAGATTCGGAGGCCAAAATGATCAACAAACAAAAAATGTTCGAGATCCCGGCGGAGCCAGATGCTCTGGATCCATGGGAAGTTTACCTTGACCTGTACACAGAGGGAGACCACGCTGTCGCCGGCGTCACCGTGCCCACGGCCAAGAGCTTTCGCCTGGAGATGTGGTGCGGCGACTTGGACGAGGTCGTCGCAGCGGTCTGGGATTTGCTCAGTCGCTCCGACATTGCCTATGTCCCCAACTCTGAAGTCCAGCTCCTGCTGGACGAATCCCCCTGTCCAATCATCAGCATGTCCCGGATCATCGCTGAGTCCGGCATTCGCAAAAGCAGCGAGAGGTATGGGGTGGTCCAGGACGTCCTCGCTGGCCGAATGGGACCAGCATCGCTCCAAGTCGGTCGCAGTCTAGTCCAGATGCTTCTGGCTGCTGGAACCATCCACGAGAGAGCAGTGGACTACGCGAAGGACTATCTGCTGGCCGAATGGGTGTGGATCGATGCTATCGTGACCCACTACAAAGGCCAATGGCTGATGTGTCCCGATGGCACCTACAAGGTGCGCATTCGGGGCAACTCCGATGTGGTCGAAGCCCTAGTGTATGAACTGGGCGACGACCTTATCGATGTCCAGCAGGATGGCCTAGATCTGCTACTGGTCTTCGGACCGCTATAGCAATCGACTGGGTGCTGGGGCGGGCGGCAATCCCCGCCCCACTATGCTGAAGGAGGCTGAAGATGGCAAAACGATACTACCAGGCGAGACAGCGCCTCAAGAACGCGGTGCTGGAAGAGGCACTCCGTCGCATCCGGAATGGGCAGGTGGCTGGTCCGCTGAAGATCGCGTGGGTACAGGAGATTGTGGACCAACAGGTTGACCGGATGAAGCCGGAATTGCGCAAGGAGTGGGATGCTGCCACTGAGCGCCAGAAGAAGCAGCTCGCCAGGGAGTGCTGGCACAATCTTCGTCTGGCCATCCGACTGAGTCGTGAGTTCTGAGTGAGCTCTTCCCCACTGTGCTTTTGGCCTGAAAATAGGCCAAAAGTACTATTTGCGGGAAAAGTTTACTGGCGTACAATAAAGGTAGAAGAATGGCCCACTTGAGAGGCCCCAGAATGGACAAAGGAGCGAAAGAAATGGCCAACAATAAGTTCCAGGAAGTGAACGTGGGGGATTTCATCACCCGTCCCGTGGATAACTGGATAAACCGAGGCCGTTTGCTGGCCAAGGTGGTGAAAGTAACGAAGACCCAGGTCACGGCCGAGGTGCTTCCCTCTGCGCAAATCCGTGGCGGATACCAGGTGCGCATTAGCAAGCGCACCGGCAAGGAGATGGGGACTCGCTCCGCATTCTGGAGCATCACCGATGACCCGGAGCGTATCCACGAGCTGAACCGTGAGGCTCAGCGTCTTGCCCAGCAGCGGATTGAGGAGCAGCAGCGACTCGAGTCTGAGAAGATGGCTGCAGTGAAGGCAGCCAATCCTCATGGGCTGGAGCCCACCATCCTCCCGCAGGGCATCCGTATGATTGAGTGGCAGGACCGCCTCGGGCGGTGGAACTTGCTCTTCTACGCTGTGTCAGAGTACACTTCGTGGAGTGGTTGGAAGGGGGTAGTTATCCACCCCACCAACTATGGTCCGAACAACTACAGCGAGGGCTTTTCGATGCCATCCAGCCAGCTTGGCGATAGCGAGGAAGACGCCGTGCTAAAACTGCTGGCACGCGAGTTTTAGCACCGGCTGGTCCAAAGCAGCAGGCTCCCCAAAAGGGAGCCTGTTTTGTTGGGAAAAATAGGCCAAAAGTACTATTTGCGGGAAAAGTTTACTGGCGTACAATAAAGGTAGAAGAGTGGCCCGCTGGAGAGGCCACCGAGCTAAGAGGAGGACCAAAATGTCCCGCAACGAGAGCCAAATTCGCAAGACCATCGTCAAGACCGCTATCTTCAACCTAACCACCCCAGTCTACACCCGAGCAGTGGACCGTGAGGCTTGCGTCAGCGAGTGTTTCATGGTCGCAATCAACGATCCGGAGATGCGTGAATACATGGCCACCCGCACCGACCGTCAGGTCGCCCGCATGGGTGGGGACGTTAAGCGGGCGATCGATCGCCATTTCGATCGTCGGATCGTTCGGGAAGTGTACGTTTCCCATAACGATCTTGGCCACACCGGCCACAAAGTCTGCTTTGAGCGCAAACCACGCGGTGGTGGAGAAACCACCGCACGGTGGTATGGTGTGGATCGGGAAATCACCGCATCCAGCCTCAAACGGCTGAACCGGGCAATGCTGAGCATTCAGACCAGTGCCCGGATTGAAGGCATCGCAGACGCTGAGTGGGTAGTTAGCACCGGCATCTTCAAGCAGGGGATGTATATCAGAATGTGGCGCTAACGCCAAACTCCCTCCGCTCCACTCTGAGGCTCCCAAGTTGGAGCCTCTTTTATTTGCTGACTGCAATTGCTGCAGTGGGGATAGGTGCTGTGCAATAGTGCAAGAAGGTATACCTCTATAGCCTAGCAAATAATCGCCCCAGCAGCACCCATTGCAGCAATGCAGGAAACACATATTTTGGTTTTTGCCAGAATGACGTTATAATAGTAGCAGAGCATCGTGCATCGGCAATCCAGCATGCCGCGGACGGCACCATCCCGATGGGCAATAGGACGCTTCAGACTGCGTTCGAGGCCTGGGTTGGAGGTAACTCAAAGGCGGTAACTATGCGATCGACCACGAGCAAGGATGCAATCAACACGGCGCGGCGTCGCGAGATCGTGCTCGAATTGCGCAAGCAGGGCAAGACATACCGTGCAATTGCCGAAGCCGTGAGGCAGGAGTTGGGCGACGAACTCCCAGCAGGCTGGGATGAGCGATATGCCTACAAAGATGTCAAGCGCGAGCTGGACCGTCTGCGGGATGAAATAGCAGAAGATGCGCAGATGATCAGACAGCTAGAGCTGGAGCGCCTTGACCTTGCGTTAGACGCGGTCCTTCCGATGGTCCGCAAAGGAAATCTGGGTGCGGTGGATCGCCTTATTCGTCTGAGCGAGTCGCGCCGCAAATTGCTTGGTCTCGACGCTCCGCAGCGCCAGGAAATGGCTGGTCCTGGTGGCGAGGCGCTACAGATGAATATCGCCGGAGTGCCAGGCGCGTCGCCCATTCCGATCACTATCCTGCATGTCATGCCACCGGCCTCGGTGCAGGAAGAGGAGTCAGAGAGTGGCGCTGACAGCAATCGCGACTGACCCGCCAGGCCTGTATCAGGTCTTCGAGCAGCAGACGCCGGCAGGACTGCAGCGCGGGGTGCGACTGCTTTTCCATGCGGGACAGTATCAGGCATGGAATAGCGAGCGCCGCATTGTTGCGATTATCTCAGGCACACAGGGCGGCAAGACTTCTTTCGCACCGTGGTGGTTGGTGCGCGAGATTGAGCAGTGCGGTCCGGGCGACTATCTGGCCGTTACGGCGACCTATGATCTGTTCAAGCTCAAGATGTTGCCAGAGATGCGCACGGTGTTTGAGCATCTGCTCGGCATCGCACGCTACTGGGCGGGCGATCAGGTCCTGGAGCTGTGCGAGCACGTGCAGGATCCAGTGAGTGGTGTGTGGGCACCGCGACGCGGCCAGTTTCTCGCGCGGCGTGCGAGCGACCCAATGTGGGCACGCATCATCCTGCGCTCGGCATCATCGCCCGGTGGCCTGGAATCGGCGACTGCGAAGGCTGCGTGGCTGGATGAGGCAGGGCAGGACGAGTTCACTCTAGACGCATGGGAAGCAGTGCTGCGTCGTCTGGCGCTGACCCGTGGCCGTATTCTCATCACGACCACTCCCTACAATCTCGGCTGGCTCAAGCAGCAGGTGTACGACCGCTGGCGGCGGGGCGACAAGAACATTGACGTGATCCAGTTCCCGTCCGTGATGAACCCGGCCTTCTCGCGCGAAGAATTCGAGGAGCGCCGGCAGAAGATGGACGACTGGAAGTTCCGCATGTTCTATGAGGGACAATTCGAGCGTCCGATTGGCTTGGTCTACTCTGCCTTCGTCGACGCGTACCGGCGCGAGGGCGGCCACAAGGTCGAGCCGTTCAGCCTGCCAGCGAAGTGGCCGCGCTACGTCGGCATCGACCCCGGTGGCGCGAACGTCGCAAAGATCTGGCTTGCACACGACACAGACGAGGACGTGCTGTACCTGTACCGCGAGCAGCTCGATGGTGGCAAAAGCACGCCAGAGCACGTGACCGAGGCCAAGCGCATCGCGCAAGACAATGGCGAGCGTGTGGTGTTCTACGTGGTCGGCCAGCCGTCTGAGAGCCAGGCGCGGCGCGACTGGCAGGCCGCTGGTGCGGACAATGTGATCGCCCCACCGGTGTCGGACGTGGAGAGCGGCATTGACACGATGATCGGTCTGCTAAAGCAGCACCGACTGTTTGTCTTTGACACCTGCACCGGCACGCTCGACGAGCTGGCGACCTACAAGCGCAAGCTCGACGAGCACGGGCAGCCGACAGACGTAATCGAGCACAAGGAGCGTTATCACCGTCTGGACGCGCTGCGTTATGCGGTGGTGGCCGTCGAGCGCCGACCGGCGGGTCGGGTGGCGACCGCGCCATCGGCGCTGACGCGGAGGCGTCGGTGATGAACATCTTACGGAGGCTAAGTCTTGCAATGCGCGCAGCGATTCTGACATTCCGCTATCCGGCACTGGCGCCGACCGGCAAGCCGGGCGCGCTGGCACGAGACGATTGGGGCAGCTACGAATATCGGCTGTTCCGCTACAGCTTCTACAACTTGCTCTATCACAACAAGGTCTTTACGGTGCTGGAACATTATCGCCGGCAGCATTTGCGCGAGCGTGGTCTGTATCGTTTCACACGCCCGATCTACAATCCGATTTCCCGCCTCGTCGAGCTAGAGGCGGCCAAAGCCTATGGTGGTGCGCTGGACTGGGACGATTTCAGCCACGGCGCGATCCCGCTCCAGAATGCCGACGATCGGATCATCGAGGCCGTCCGGCAGGTCTTCAAGTGGTCGAACTGGGGCCAGCGCAAATCGCTGTATGCGCGGAATGCATCGCGCTTCGGCGATGCGGCGATCAACATCGCGACCGATTTCCTGTCGCAGAAGGTGCGGCTGGAGCTACTGCACCCCGGTGTGATCAAGGAAGCAGAGTTCGGCCCGACTGGGTTTGTCAAGCGAGTCGTCATCGAGTATGAGCGCCAGGACCCGGCGGACGAGAAGCCCTGGCTCTACACGCTGGAGATCGACGAAGACCACTTTGCCACCTACCGGGACGGCGAGCCATATGCGGTCCATGCGGATCCGTTTGGCCGGCTGACCGCCGAGTGGGACAATCCGTATGGCTTTGTGCCGGTCGTGCTGGCGCAATCGATGGACATCGGTGAAGGGTGGGGCGCGACTTCGTTCCATGCCAGTATCGAGAAGATTGAGGAAGCCAACGACCTTGCCAGTGTGCTGCACGACCAGGTGCGCAAGGCGGTCACCGCGCCGTATTACTTGGCCGGTGTGACGTCGCTCGACCAGATCAAAGAGGACGTGGCGACAGTCGGCGACGAGGACGACGAGGAAAGCGAGGAGGCGCGCAGCAGCGTGCCGGTCATCCTGGGGCCGGAAGGATCGTCGGCGCAGATCCTGGTCGCCAACATCAACATCGCCGATTCACTGCAGACACTGGAACGGCTGCTGGTTGAGATTGAAGACGACATTCCGCAGCTTTCGCTCAATCGCATGCGCCGTGAGGGCGGCAACCTGACGTATCCTGGCGTGACGACAGCTTACGACGACGCGATCAGCCGGATCCAGGAATTCCGCTCGAACATGGACGGTGGCTTGCTGCGCGCACTGCAGATGGCGATCTCCATTGGCGCATATCACCGCCTCGACGGCTTCCGGCCCTTCTCGCTCGACAGCTACCGGCAGGGCGCGCTCGACTTCCAGATCGCCGAACGGCCGGTGGTGCGTGACAGTCTGTCGAAGCGCGATCAGATCGAGCTGTACACGCAGACGGACGCGCCCAATGAGTGGTCGTGGGAGCTGCTGGGTCGCAGTGCTGAGGATATTGCGATGGCCAAGATGCAGCAGGTCGACACAGCGCGGCAGGTGGCTGCGCAGCTCATCAGTGTGATGGCCGGCGACAACGGGCGGTCGCGGCTTGCGGCAGGAGATGACGACGATGCCGGTGCCTAAGCTGCCTCTCGAGAGACTACTGGCCACTGCCGGTGTGCTGCGGCGCGCTCCGCTGGTCAGCGGCGCGGCGCGCGAGGTCATGGCGATGTTGCTGGAAGCGGCGACGCCAGACCGGCACAGTCTGGATCGAATCGAAGGCGAGCACGGTGAGAATGTGCGCCAGACGGCGCGGCTTGTTACGTCACACACCAGCCGCGTGCTTCGGCGCGCAGCCGAGGGTCTGCGTGAGATCTCGGATGCGGAATGGGCTGAGCTGGTCGAGGAGGCCGCGCGCGATGAGGATCGGTTTGGGGGAGGTCTTTGAGAATGGGTGCAGTAGGCGGATCCATTACTATTCCGGCGGGCAGCAACGTGAGCACTGCCTACGGCAAGCTGGCGCACGCGCTGGCGCTTGCCATTCGGCTGCCGGCCGGCTTCCAGGGGATCGCGGCGGTGCGCACGAGCCGCGACGGTCTCGGAGCGGGGGAGCCGTTCTATTACTTCGATGGGAGCGTGTGGAAGTCGGCGCAGATTGACCCGACGGGCATCACGCTTCCGGCATGGTTCCTGGTGCCGGTCGACGTTTATCCGGGGCACTACATCCATCTGGAGACATTCACCGACGCGACCGAGGGCACGGCGCAGAACCAGACGGCTGACCGGGTGATCCAGATCATGGGCGTCGCACCCAATTATTAGTGGAGCCTGCTGGTTGGGCTGATCCGCTGGTCGATGGGAGGGATTTAAATGGCAGGTTCGGCGAGTAATGATCTCGAAAACAAAGTGCTGAATCACATCTTGGGTGGTGACGATTACACGCGCCCAGCAGATGTGTATCTGGCGCTGTACACCTCGGCACCGACCGACGCAGGCGGTGGCACGGAAGTGTCCGGCGGCTCGTATGCGCGCAAGCAGGTGGCGAACAACGCAACGAACTGGCCGGCAGCGACGAACGGCCAGAAGTCCAACGGTGTGGAGATCGCCTTTGCGGAAGCGACTGCGAGCTGGGGAACGGTGGTCGCCGTTGGGATCCATGACGCGCCAGTGGGTGGCAATCTGATGTTTTGGGCAGATCTGCAAACACCGAAGGAGATTGGCGCCGGTGACACGGCGCGCTTCCCGGTGGGCAGTATCACGATTACGATGGATTAACGCCGGCAGAGGAGCCGACGGATGGCGCTGATCTTCGAGGACCAGTTTAACGAGCCAGTGCCCACGCTGCTGGAGGACCACAAGCCGGACCTGGGCGACGGCTGGTCGATTCTGTTCGACAGCTTCACGGTCGCGGTCGTCGAGGTTAAGCCAGTAGGCAATACCGACGTCGCGAACGTCGTCGGGCCGAATACGAGCGACAGTGGTGCAGGGCGCGCTTATGCCATTCGACCGGCACCGGCGGTAGCCGATGTGGTGCTGGAGGTCGACGTCTACGAGTCGAATTGGTCGCGCTCCAACACCTACAATCGTGGTCTCTTTGCGCGAGACACCGGCGGCCACACGCATTACGCGGTGTCCATCCTGCCCAATGGCCACAGCCAGCCGTCGATCCGGCTGTTCAAGACGGTCGCTGGCAGCTCGGAAGTCATTGGCTCGTATGACGCCGAGCTGCAGAACGGCGACGTGATCCGCTTCGAGTGCTACGACATCGCCAAGCGCGTGTTGCTCAACGGTGTCGAGGTGATCAGCGTCGCTGACAACACGATCAGCGGGGCAGGGGATGCCGGTCTGTTTTGGGGCAATTGGAACAACCAGAACGGCGACGGCCATCCTGACCGGCGCGGCGAGTTCGGGTCGATCAAGGTCGAAGCAGCCAGCACCGAGCCGGTGTTCGTGGACCTGGCTGCAGCGGTCACAGCCAGCAGCAGCACTGTGGCAGACGTCGCGCCTGTGCGCTCGCTGGTCGCGCAAGCCGATGCGCAGGGCTCTGTGACGGTGGCACTCCACGCCGACCGCTCGCTGGCCAGCGCCAGCGCGAGCACCACGACCGTGGCCGGCGACGTGGCGGCACTGCGGAGCCTGGAGGCTGATGCGGTGATGGATGTGACGGTCGCCGCTGCGCTGGAGCAGAAGGGCCGGATTGATCTTGCCGCGCATGCTGCCTGGGAAGCGACCGTGGCCGGCGATCTGGCGGTGCTGCGCGATGTGATGGCTGAGATCGCCAGCGGGGTAGCCGTCGATGCGACACTGTCGGTGCTGCGCGATGTGGCGGCGGAGATCGCCAGCGGGGTGGTCGTCGATGCGGCACTGTCGGTCCTGTCATTCGTCGAATTGCAGGCTACCGCGCAGGTGCAGATGGTGGTGCAGGCGCAGATGGCTGCGAAGGCCCTGGGTGCCGTCGGCGATGTGAGGACACATCTCGCGCCGGTGACGACCGCGCGGAGCACGCACGCGCTGGTGACGACTGTCCAGACGCGGGGCCGGCTGGTGTCGGACGTCGTGACGGCGGTGGAGGGATTAGCGTGATCAGCGATCGGTATGACGTAGGTGATGTGGTCCGGCTGACCGCGCATTTCACCAGCCGCGGCACCGATGTGGATCCTGACAAAGTGGTCTTCAAGGCGCTGCCGCCTGGTGGCGAGCCACTGGTGTGGACGTATGGCGAAGACGCCGAGGTGATCCGGCTCGGCACTGGCCATTACTACCTCGATCTGCCGCTGACGGCGGGTGGTGCGTGGCATTACCGGGTCGAGGGATTGGGTGCGTATCAGTGCGCCGACGAGCAACAGTTCGTGGTCAAAGAGACGGTCTTCGGTGAGGGTAACGGTGCGTGAGCGAGAAGGACACACGGCTGCTACGCATCCTCAAGCTGCTGTACCACCAGACAGACGAGGATGTCAAGGCACTGGCCGAGACGCTGCTGGAGCAGCGCAAAGCGGCTTGGGAGTCGGCCCTGCGTGCCGAAGCAGCGCAGTTCGGCTACACCGGTCCGGTCTACCCACCACGCCGCGAGGACTTGGCCGAGTTGCGCCGGATGAGCGAGGAAGACGCTCGCAGCATCGTGAACACCTGGAACCGCGACGTGGACCGGCAGCTCGCGCGGCTGTATCAGGCCAATCGGAGTGGCAATCGCTACTATTATGCCAAGCACATGGAAGAGTGGGCGACCGCGCGCGACGTGTGGAAGTCGCGCCAGATCTCGACGTATACGGAGTTCTCGACGAAGCAGTATGCGCAGCGACGCTTCTGGGAGATGAACGGCCTGCGTGGGGCGCGCTACGTGTTCGATGGACCACCACCGGTATGCGACGATTGCCGCAGCCTCTACGGCCTCGGCGTCGTGGATCAGGTGGTGGTGGACGCGAACCCAACCCCGCGCCATGTGGGCTGTCCCCATTTCTGGAGGATGCTGCCATGGACCGCTGACCCACCACCGCAGCGTGAGTTGTGGGTCGGCTAAGACAAGCCGTTTCCGTGAGACGGTATCTCACGTGTGATAGATGGAGGTTTCAAATGTCCGAGCAAGACAAATCCAACCAGCAGGCGACTGTGTCCCCCACCGGCTCTCCGACCGGCACTTCGGAGCATCAGACGGACCAGACGCCGGCGCAGAACCGATCGGCTCAGCCGTCGCAGACCCTGCCACCCTTGCACGAGCATCCGGAGTTCAAAGACCGGATTGAGCAGGCGAAGCGGTCCGGTGTGCGCGAGCTTCTGACCGCGCTTGGCTTTCAGGGTGTGGATACCCCTGAGGGTCTGGCGAATGCACAGCAGGCATTGGTGGAAACCATTGAGTACGCCAGGCAGCAGCGCGAGGCCAGCATGACGGCTGAGGAAAAGATGCAAGAGCAGCTCCGCTCGCTGGAGAGTGAGCGGGACAGCCTTGCCCAGGAGCGCGACCACTACAAGCAGGTGGCGGAACAGGTACAGCGGGAGCTGGACGAGTTCAAGGCCGACCTGGTGCGTGCGTCGGCACTGGAAAGCGCGGCAGCGTCTGCCGGTGCGATCCGTCCGTCCGACGTCGTGATGTGGGCGCGCACCTATCGCCCGACGGAGTTTGCGCAGATCGTCGACAATGACCAGACGATCAATGCAGAGCAGATCAAGGCCATTGTCGATGCCTGCCAGACCGACCGAGGCGAGTGGTTTGCGGCTCGGACGCCTGGCTCTCCATCGCACGCCGGTGCGAAGCCGCCTGCGGCTTCACCGGCAGATCAACAGAAGCGCGAGCTGGCCATTCAGACCGTCCGGCGCGGGATGCGCTGATGATGGTGTGGCCAGCCTGGTCTAGACAGGAATGAGGTCAACATGGCTGATTTAGCTGTAGTCGATCGAGTCAATCTGCTTGAACATCTCGGTGAGCGTGCTGAGGTCTCGGTGCCTGCTGGTGCCGCTCTGGCAGCCGGTGCGACCGTGCGCTTTGACACCAACGGCAAAGCTGTTGCAGCGAGTGCGAGCGCAGCCGGGACGGCTGACATCTACGGCATTAATGTCACGCGCGGCGTCAACCAGGCCAACATCACCTGCCAGGTGGTGCGCCGGGGCAAGGTTATGCTCTATGACGCCAGTGGTGCGAACGTGCTGGCGGGGCTGGCCTACGGCGCGCTGGTCTATGCGTCCAATACGGCCGGTCGGCTGTCCGACTCTGCCGGCACCGTTTCGGTGGTGATCGGACGCGTCGTGCCGATCTGGAGCACCAATCCGCCCGAAAAGGCACTGGAGCTGAGCGTTCCCTAGCCTGACTGCTGACGCACACGGAACACGGAGATAAGACCATGCCATTCCAAAACGTAGCACCTGGTTTCTACGATCTCAAGGACGTGGCCGACCGCAAAGTGTCCGAGGTCGGTGTCGAACAGATCGTCGAGGCGATCCAGCTCTCGGTGCAACTTCACAACGAAGTGGTGGCCGAGATGGAAAGTTCGCTCGTTGAGCGAGGCACTATCTTCAAAGAGCGCTACTATCTGCCCGCAGTCGCCGAGCTGCAGCCTCTGGTCGGTGACACCGATCGGCCCCGACCGGTCAAGGGACACGCGTACTACGATCGCGCATACCCCATCCGTGACGCAGGTCACGCCTGGGGTGGTGGTCGCAAGACGCGCGCCAAGATGACTGTTGCCGAAGCGAACGAGAACACGTGGACCGGCCTGATGGCCGACAATCGCTGGCGCATCCGCCACATGCTCGGTGCCTGGCTGACGGACACCGCCTGGACCTTCAAGGACCCGGAGCACGGTGATCTGGTCATTGGTGGTCTGGCCAACGGCGATACGGTGCAGTACGTCGATGTCAACGGCGACGGCTTCACCGACAACCACTACCTGGCACAGGCCGATCCGATTGACTCGGCCCACGACCCGTTCCCCGAAATTGTTGAGGAACTGGCCGAGCATCCGGAGAACAACAATGGCAACTACCCGGTGGCATACATCCCGACCAACCTGGTCAATGCCGTCGCGACCTTGCCGAGAGTCTATAACCGGCTGCCGGACGTGATCCAGGAAGGGGTCGGCGTGACGCGCCTGATCAGCGATGCCACCAACTCGCCGCTCGGCGACAAGCTAATCGGTTTCCACGAGGCCGGAATCTGGCTGGTCGAGTGGAAGCGTCTGCCGAGCAACTACATCCCGTTCCACGTGCCCGGAATCCCGTTCATCTTCATGCGCGAGGAACCGGAAGCAGAGCTGCAGGGCCTGCGCCCGGAGTTCTACGATGATGACGGCGTGACGTGGATTAACGCTCTGATCCGCACCGCCGGCTACGCGGTCCGCAACCGAATCGCCGCTGGTGTGCTGCAGATCGGGGCGGCTTCCTACACCGCGCCAGCAGCTTACAAGCAGCCGATCGCGTAGTGGCTGACGTCGCACATGGGGCAGGGCAACCTGCCCCTCTGACGAAAGGATGAGCGATGCCAACACCAGGAATGATTGCTACCGACATGCAGCAGGCGCTGCGCGATCTGGAGAACACGCTCCAGCGTATCAGCACCGCGCTGGGACTGCAGTCCTATGAGCCGCCTGCCGTCCGCCATCCGGATCGTGCCTATGTCGACATGATCCGCACGCGCGCGCTGGCTGACTGGCTGCAAGTCTCGGCAGATGCGCTGGAAAGCGCCTCACCGCAGTCCGGTGGGGTGCAGGAGCAGGCAGCGCAGACCGTCATCACGCGCCTGCTGGCGCCGTTGACCAAGGCGGAACTCACCGACCTGGCGAACGCCCTCGGCGTCCCAGACGTAAGCGAGGGCCAGCGCAAGGATGACATCCTGTCTACGCTGATCCGCTGGGCGCTGGAGCCTGAAAGGAAATAGCAGATGGGTGTCTACACGTCCGGTGCTGAAGTGCTAGAGCTGCTGCAGAGCCTTCAGGTGGGCAAGCCGGCCCGTTTGCAGCCGGCGGACGTCGAGAAGCTGGTGGCCGGTGTCGAGGCGGAAGTCAACGGTCTGCTGAAGGGCCAGGGCTATCCGGTCGTGCCGGCAACGGGCGAGAACGACCGTGCGCTCATCGGTCTACAGGTGCGGCGCAAGGTGGCTGTGCTCACCTATATGACACTCTACCAGCCAACGGGTCGAGCGCCGGACTGGACACGCATGTGGGACGCCGATTACGACAACTTCAAGGAAGCGCTGCAGGAAGGCAAGCAGCGTCTCATCGACCAGGATCCGACAGCGGCGCAGAGCAAGCAGGCTGTCGGCACGCGGTTCCGCGTGCTGCCGAGGATACCGGACAATGGCTGATCAGATCGCACTCGTTGTCAAACTGCTAGGTCGCAAGGCGCGCCTGCTCGACGACAAGGCGTTCCGCCAGGAGCTGGCGCGGATCAATCAGAAGACAGCCAAAGCGATGAAGCGGGACTTCGAGCGCACAACACGCACCTGGGACCGACATGTCGAGTTTAAGCAGATGACCGAGGTCGGCGCGGAGACAGCAGTGCTCGTCTACACGACCGACGAGATCTACGGCTACGTGTCCGGCGGCACGCGGGTTCGGCGCGCGCTGATGTCGCCCGACTATGATCCGAAGACCAAGCCGGGTGTGCTGGATAGCTTTCCTGGCCGTGGGCACATGGTCTACGTCAGCCGCAATCTGAGCCTGCCGGGCATCGAGGCGCGCAACTTCCCCAAGCTGGTGGAGAAGAAGCATGGCAAAGCATACCGGCGCGAGATTGAGCGTGCCATCAAGCGCGCGGCACGAAAGGAAGGATAACGATGGGTGAAAAGCAGAAGCCCGACATGGCGGCTGCGCCGAAGGCTGAGCAAGCACCGAAGTCAGAGCAAGCATCAAAGCCAGAGCCGAAGGACGATCACCTGCTGCTCTGCCTGACGGACTGGTTCAAGCAGTTCTCGGCGCGTGACGCGGCCAAGCGGCTGCGTGCGGCGCTGGCTGCCGAGGGCATTGACACTACGGACGCGCTGGCGCGAGCCAGCATCACGACAGTCGCCAACGTGCTGCGCGTGGAGTTTCGGCTTGACGCGCAGGCGCTGACGGCGGCTGCCGCGCAGTACAAGGAGAAGACGGAAAATGGCTAATCGCGACGATCTGAACACCGCACGACGCCACGCCTACGCGTTCATCCAGCGTCGGCCTGGTCCTGCGTCGCCGCTGGAGCTATTCAGCATCAACGGCTACGTGGGAGCAGTGTCGGAGCCGGTGGCGACGCCGGAGCCGCGCTGGCGTAAATCGCTCACACGCCGTGGCGAGTGGGACCGCGTCGGCGAGACGAAGTCGCCGCCATCGGCGTACACGGTCAGCCTGACCGAGAGCGTGCCGCGTGAGACGGCTGCGTTCCTCGAACGGCTGAAGAAGTCTGGCGAGACGTTTGCGATCCACGTGGTGATCAGCGAGAACGGCGACCCGCAGGACTACAACACCTGGGATAGCAAAGAAGTCTACGAAGGCGTCAGCGTCACTGGCTTTGAGCGCGACGACGTTGAAGCCGACGAAGACGAGTACTGGACCATCACCAGCGAGACGCAGTACGCCTCGCGCGAGCGCCTGTTCCACCTCTACTTTGGCACGGAGGCGGAAGCGGAGATCACGACGGAGGTCGTGGACGTGGCGGTCTATCCGCCGACGGATAACGACGACTATGACGTTAAAGAGATTTATCTCCTGACCAAGGTCGTCGGGTCGAGCGCGCCGAAGTTGATCTACTCGCTGGATGGCGGTCGTGGCTGGACGGCGGTCGATCTCACCACGATCGGCGCCGACGAGCCGGACGCGATGGCGGTGGTCGGCGAGTACGTGATCATCGTCTCGTCGGCAGCCGGTGCGTATTACTTCGCACGCAAGGGCGCACTGAACTCGTGGACGAAGATCACGGACGGCTTCACGGGCGGTCCGACCTGCCTCTATGCACCGGCTGTTGGCTCGATCTTCATGGGTGGTCTGGGCGGCTATATCTACAAGCTGACCATCCCCGGTCTGCCTGTGGAAGTGCTGGAAGCCGGCTCGCTGACCACACAGGATATCAACGCCATCCACGGTGCCGGCTCGACGCTGCTGGCTGTGGGGAAGGCGAACACCGCGATTCTCTCGCAGAACGGCGGTCGCTCGTTCAGCGCGCTGACCGGTCCTGCACCGGCAGTGGACCTGACCTGCTGCTGGGTCGTCGACAAGGAGACGCTCTGGATCGGTGGCGACAAGCTGTACAACTCGCGGGACGGTGGGAAGGCGTGGGCACCGGTGGCGACTGGTATCCCCGGTCTGACGGCCATCACGGCCATCGTCTTCTCAGCGGAGACTAACGCGGTCGGCTATGTCGCCGGTGTCGGTGGTGGAAATGGCTATCTGGCGCGCACGACCACGTTTGGAAACGGCTTCGAGATGGTGACGCTGCACAACGTGCCAGCCTCGGACCGCTGGAACGCGCTGGCGGTCGGCGGCCCCAACTTCTTGGTCGCTGCCGGCCTGCACGATGACGGCACCGATGGCGTCGTGGCGCTCGGTACAGACCCACGGTAAGTGGGAGCTACAGCTCAGTCAGAAGGGCCGGCGTGCCCGGCGCAACCGGCCCTTTATGTAGAAAGAGAGTAGAACGCATGTCCAACGGATATATCGACCCTGTCTTGGCGAAGCGACTAGAGGATGACGATCTGCCGCTGGTCGAGGCACCGCAAATCAAACTGCCGCGTGCACGCTACCGTTTCGCCGACGGCACGGTGGTGACGCTACGCGGCATCGCGCAGATGCTGCTGTATGGTGCGCAGAGCGAGGTCGGCAAGCCGACACCACCAATGCGCAAGGTCAAGATGGCCGGTGGTGGTGTGCAGTACATCCCCCGTCGCGACGACGAGCCGGTGCTGAGCGAGGCGGAGATCGCGGCGATTCAGGATCCAGAGAAGCGCAAGGCTGAGGAAGCGTATGCACGCTACCGTGCCGAGCTCAACCAGTGGCAGATTGAGCGCAACACGCGCATGGCGCGGCTCCTGTTCCTGACCGGCGTGGAGGACAGCCCTCCGCCGGAGGTCGCCGAGCTGTGGAAGCAGATGGGTTTCACCGCCGAAATGGACATCAAGTATGCATGGCTGGCGAGCAAATTGCCCAATGCCGAGGCGATGGCGCACTTCTTCGAGACAGTCACGTCACTCACAATGCCGACCGAGGAAGGGCTTGAGCGCGCCGAGGAGATGTTTCAGAGCGCAGTTCAGGCAGGGCCGGGAGCCATGGCAGGATCTCAGCGAAGCGAGCAAGCGGCTGGCACGTCTGCGGAAGGGCAAGAAGCGGTCGCGCCTGCCGGAGTTCCAGACAACCCGGCTGCTCCATGAGAGACTGGCGGCTCATTGGGCTGGCTACACCTGGGCGCAGTATCAGGCGCTCCCTGGTGATGACCGGTGGGTGGACTGGCGACGCTACTATGATTGCAAAGCGTGGGTGATCGCGGCGTATCAGGTTAGTGTCGAGCTGGAAAGCGTGAGGAACGCAGCATGGGATTAGAGAAGACCGGGCTGCAGCTTGTCATACAAGGGACACAGTCGTTTATCTCAGACGTACAGCGTGCGCAGAAGGCGACGGATCGGCTGCATGAGTCGTTCCAGAGGCTGACCTCGCGCTCTGCCTCGACCGGGCTGAAGAGCCTGAATATCGGCGAGATCGTGCCGTCGGCGGCGCTGGACCGGCTCAAGGGCCTGAACGACCAGTTCGATCAGCTCGGCATGATCGTGGGGCGCGTCTCTCCGCAGATCGGCGGCGCGATCCACCTGTTCTCCGGCTTGACCGCTGAGCTGGGCAGAACCGCCTCTGCCATGTCTCTCACGACGATGGGCGCAGTGGCGCTGGGCGCGGCGCTGATCGGCCTCGGCATGCGCGGCGCCGCGATGACCGGTGTGGTCCAGGCGTTTGACGCGCTGTCGGCCAGCGCCGGAACGACCGCGAACGTCCTGCTGCAAGACCTGCGTGAAGCGGCGCGCGGCACGATCGCCGATATGGAATTGATGCGGCAGGCGAACTTGGCGCTGGCCGGTGCGGGGCCTGAGCTGGCGAAGGCGCTGGCGGTGGATGGCGGGCTGGCAGGGCTGCTGGAGATCGCGCGCGTGCAGGCGCGAGCGACTGGCGAGAGCGTCGATTACCTCTTTAACTCGCTGGTGAGTGGGATCAAGCGCAGCTCGCCGCGCCTGATCGACAACACCGGTCTGGTGCTCCAGGTCAGTGAAGCGAACGAAGCATACGCGAGGGCACTTGGCAAGACGGTTGACCAGCTGACTGCTGAAGAGCAGCAGATCGCGCTTCTGAACGCCACGCTGGAAGCCGGGCGGGTCGGCATTGAGCAATACGGCAACACCGCGCTCCAGGCGTCTGAGTATATGGCACGCATCCAGACGACGATCACCAACACACTCGACCGGCTGGCGCTGGCGGTGCAGCCGATCTTCACGACGCTCCTGGCGATTGCCGACACGATCGTCAGCGGCATTGTGTGGCCGATCCAGAACATTGTGATCCCGATTCTCTACGAGCTGGCCAACACCATCTTCGGACCACTTCTCACGTCGTTCAATCTCTTCCGAGACGCCGTCGGCGAAATAATGGCACCTGTGCTGAATCTTATCCACCGGTGGGTAGTGGTGGTGGTGGGAACGCTGCGCTATTTGGGCCATGCCTTCCAGTGGATCGCCGAGCAGGCGGCCAAGCTGTTTGCACCGATCAAGGACATCGTCAAGAAGTACATCGTCGAGCCGTTCACCAAGCTGCTGGATCCGGTGAACTTCGCTCGTGCCGCCGGCCGCACCTTTGGTGCCTACGCCGAGGGGATCATGTGGGTCGCCAACAACCTCATCTTCCCGGCAGTCATCGCGATTGCGAAGTTCATCGCCGACTTCCTGATGGGCTTCAGCCCTCCCAAGAAGGGACCGCTGTCGACCATCGACAAAGGCGCGGCGGCCGTCATGCGTGCCTGGCTGGAAGGCTTCACCGGCGTCTCGCTCTCCCCAGTCTCGGACATGATGGGTCGGGTCAATACGCTGCTCGGCGACATCGCCCTGCTCACGCACGACAAGGTCACCGCGCTCCTGGCGCAGCTCGACGAGGAGCTCCAGCCATTTGTTGACAACCTGGAGATCGCCAAAGCCTATGCCGAATCCATTCTGGGACCGCTCCAGCAGGCCGAAGACGCGATGAGGAAGCGGCTCGATGCAGCGGTGCAGCAGTTCACCAAGGGTGGTCTGAGCGCAGACGCTGTGCGTGCTCTGGACCGGCAGAACGAAGCGCTGGCGAAACAGAAGGAGCTGTGGGAAGGCGTCACCGCCGAGGCCGAGTACCAACTCGCGCTCAAGAAGTCCGAGCAGGCGCTGCTGCGTGCGATGCTGATGATCCAGGAGCGGCGCACGCGGCCCGACGAGAAGATTGCAGCCGCCACGGAGAAGGCGGCGAAGGCCGTGAAGGAAGCCACGACCAAAGGTGGTGGTGGGAAGGCTCCCGAGCCGGAAGCGGTCGTGGCGGGCGCCGGTGGCGCGCTGCCTGACCTCTCGTCAAGCATCGGGAACATTCTCGGTGTGACGGACGAGGAGATTGACGAGTTGTTCGGTGAGATGGGGACAGCCTTTACCGAGGCGTTCATGACACCTGGTGTGAAAAACCAGTGGAAGTTGTTCGAGAAGAACACCGACCAACTCCAAAAGCAGATCGACCGGGCCAAGCAATCCAAGCCCTTCCAGGAGATGCAGAAGTGGTTTGGTGAAGACGGGGAATTGGCAAAATCCTTCGAAGGGTTCAAGTCCTCCGCCGAACTGATCTGGGATGGTCTGTTCAACAGTGAGAACGGATACATGGTCAACAAGTGGCGCGAGTTCAAGAAAACGTTCTCACCAGATTTCGACGCTTACTTCTCTGAGTCGGGTGGTGGGAGTGAGTCGCTGTCCGACAAATTCTGGAAGTGGACGGCGGCGATTGCTCTGGCCACTGATGGGCTATTTGGCGAGGATGAAAGTGGCCTGAAGGGAAAGTTCAATCAGTTCAAGACGGACGTCGGAGATATCTGGGACAGCATCTTCGGCGAGGACGGCAATATCCTCAGCACCGACTTCCATGCAATCGTTACCAAGTTCAACGAGCTTTTCGTGCTGGACGGGGAAGGCAGTCTGCGCCGTCCGGTGAGCTTCTTCAAGACCTACATGTCCATGGTCTTCACAGGCGAAGGGCCGTTTAGTCTGTCTGCAATCTTCAAGAACTTCACCGGACAGCAGCTCCTCGACAAGTTCAATAACCTGTTCGTCTTAAGCGGGGTGGACAGCTTGCGCAACCCGGTCAACTTCTTCAAGACATATCTGTCCATGGTCTTTACTGGCACCGGGCCATTCAGTCTGGAGTCTATCTGGAGCGCAGTCTCAACCCAGACGATCAAGACCAAGTTCTCCGACGACTTTGGTGAGGGCGGTGTGCTGCAGCTCACCATGTACTCGTTTATGGAGACAATGAGGCTGCTGTTCGAGGGAGACAACAGCACTTTTGGCAAGCTCATGTCGGGTGCTGCTGGGCTGGTTGAAAACCTGTTCACTCTGCCAGTTACGACTGTCCTAAATGCGCTCATTGGAGCTTTCGTCGGCACACTCAACCTGATCGCAAAGGCATTCAACAGCATCATCGACGGCATCCTCGAAAACCAGGGGATCGCCGACCCGCTGATCCCAGATGCTGTCTTGGAAAAGCTCAGGATGAAGGAATTGAACCCGGCCGACTTCATGCTTGGACCTACACAGAAGACGCTCGGTGGGCCACCGACACCTACACCCGGCTCCTTCGCCCGAGGCGCCTTTCTGGGTCCCGGTCTGGCGAGAGTGCATGGTGGTGAGGTGCTGGTTCAGTCGGCCAGACCTTACGCCGTCTTCCCCAAGAAGTGGGTGGACGCGATGGATCGCCTGGCGAACGCGATGGTGCCGTACAACGCACCGAGCGTGCCGGCACCGGTCGTCAATGTCCAGAGCAGTGGCGGCGTGACAAACCATAACACCTTCAACGTTCACAGCCAGCAGTCAATGCGGCTGGCTCTGGCGAGAGCGAGGGCGTTTGGAACATGAGCGAGCTGCTGTATCAACTCGTCTTCTACAACCACCACCGCGACATGGTGGACTTGATCGACGCCAGCAGTCTGAGCGAAGTGAAATACTCGCGCCAGCTCAACAATTACGGCGCGCTCCAATTCACGATGCGTGCCGATCGGGCGAAGAGCTTCCACAGCATTCGCGATGTGCTGGTGCAGCTTCAAGTCTCGGTCGACGGCGGTCCGATGATCAGCGAGGGCGAGTACCTGATCCGGCAATCGATCCTGCTGCCTGGTGAGCCGTATGATGTGCTGATTATTGGTGCGGTCGGGCTGGAACACCTGCTCTTCCGCCGCATCTTCCTGGCCGACGACGACCCGCTGGTCGCCAACGGCTACAGCACCAAATACGACCGCGCCAGCGAGGTGATCGCCAGTGTGGTGACCGACCAGTGCATCGCCCCAGCGCGGCGACCAGGGCGGGCTATCTCCGGACTAACGATCGCGCCCCACAGTCCGTCAGGCGACCCGATCCCCTTCCGCGAGCAGTCGTCCGAGACGAAAGTGCTGGAGCTGGTCAAGAAGCTGGCGACAGCGGGGCGCACCGACTTCTGGATCACATTCGATGCCGCCACCAAGACGACGCCCATGATCATCGGTCGGCGGGGCACAGACCGGCGGAAAAGCACGAACTGGCCGCTGCAGCCGGTGTGCTATTTCTCGCCCGACAACGGCTCGATGACCGATCCAGAGCTGGAGCAGGACTATCGCGAAGAGAAAAACACCGTCTTCGTCTTCGGCCAGGGGCCAGCCGGTGGGCGCTTCGTCTACGGCAAGAGCACGCCGGAGACGACCGTCTCGCCCTGGAATCGCTGCGAGTTCGGTGTGACGGCCAATCAGTACACAACCATCGACGACCTGTTCGGAGAGGCCGACGCGGCGCTGATCAACGCACTGGCGAATCAGACGCGCTTCTCCTTCACCATTCCGCAGGATGCACCGCTGCAATACCTGCGCGACTGGTTTCTCGGCGATCTCGTCAATGCTGGTGTGTCCGGTGTCGAATTCGATATGCGTGTGGCAGGCGTAACAGTGACGCTGAACGCCGAGGGTGTGACGGTCGAGCCGGAGTTGGTGAGGTATCAAATATGAGCAGCGAATTCGATCTTTACTGGAACCGCCTGATGGCGCCGATCCGCGCACTGGAGCAGCGTGTGGCGGCGCTGGAGGGCCGGCCATCGCGCGCCGAGGAAGCTGGTGGCGTGGCGGTCGTGGATACGCTGCCGGCTGCAGGCGTGCCCGGCCGCATCCTGTTTCGCACGACCGACAGGAAGTTCTACGGCGACACCGGCACTGCCTGGGTCGCGTTCCATTAGCGGGGTGAGCGATGGTATACGTGCCGCACGAGATCGGCGAGGTTGAGCAGATCATAACCTACGATGGCGAGGTATTCACACTTGGCGATGGGTTCGACCAGGCGGTGCTGAGCATCGGTGGACGAGGCATGCCAAGCGCCAGCTACCACACATACCAGGGCTATCAGCAGCCGTTCCCGGTGGTGCGCAGTTATGTGATCGAGCCGCGCTCGGTCACTCTCTCGCTGCTGGTCGTGACTGAGCATCGAGCAGACTACTGGGAGAAACGCCGGCAGCTTGTCGAGGCACTGCGCTTCAATCGTGGTGGACCACTGACGCTGCGCCACATCCGCGCTGACGGCACAGCGCGCGACCTGCTGTGTTATCCCGATGGTGCGCTGGACTGGCAGGACGAGAGCGAGTGGGACGCCTGGGAGACGGAGATTGCGCTGGTGGCGCACAATCCGCTGTTCCAGGACGCCGAGATCACATCCGTGCGGCTGGATAAGGCCGAGCTGACACTCTCGTTTCCCATCACGTTCCCAATTGCCTTTGAGGGCGTCTACTCCCCGATTTACGAGGACATCGTCTACGATGGCGACTTCCCGGCGTGGCCCATCATCGAGGTCGACGGTCCGTACACGACGCTGCGCGTGGAGAATGTCACAACCGGCGCCGTGGTCGGGCTGGCAGTACCGATCAGCGCCGGCGAGAAGCGCATCTTGGACCTGACACCGGGCCAGCAGCGTCTGGTCGACCAAAACGGCGTCTCGCGGTGGGGCGAACTGTGGATGCCGGACTCAGTGCTGATGGCGTTCAACTTGCGCCCACCGGGGCTCTCGCGATTGGTCTCAATCTACGAAGGTGTGCCCGGTGGCGTGAACCGGCTGCGTGCGACGTTCACCGGCCGCACCAACGATACGGCCTGTGTGATCCACTACCGGCGGCAATTCTTGAGTTTGTGAGGACTTGACCGATGACTCTCATTAACGCACTACCATTCGACGGTGTCTCGATCAGCTCGGAGACGTGGCGGCAATTCCAGAGGCACATACTGCAGCCGATGGGCAGCAGCACCGTCAACGATGGCATTTACTACACACCGACGACTGGCCAGTTTAAGGTGACGCGCGTGAGCGCGACGCAGGTATCGGTGCAAAGTGGCGCGGGCATGGCGAACGGTCTGCCGTTCTGGTCTACATCGACCATCAACCTGTCGGTCGCAGCGGCGCACGCGACGTACACGCGCTACGACTTCGTGGTGGTGCGCGTCAACTTTATCGACAAGGAAGCGCGCGTCACCATTCTCCAGGGCACACCAGCAGCCTCGCCGGTGGCGCCGTCGCTGCAAAAGAGCGCCGCACCGTACTACGATGTGCCACTGGCACTGCTCACGGTGGCTCCTGGCTCTGGTGTGACTGATGTCAGCGACCGCCGTGAATTCATCTCCGGTGCGTCGAGCGTGCAGCGTGTCGTTCGTAATGCTGACAGCACCACTTTGCTGCCAGGGCACATCGTCGCATGGAACCAGTTTAATCCGATCGATGTGGTCCGCACAAATCAAGCCAGCAGCGTGTGGACTGCTGGTGTCATCGAGACGGCCATCGCACCCGGCGGCTACGGTCTGATGACGGAGTACGGTGTCGGACGCGTGCGCATCAACATGTCGCGCGGTCCCGGCGCTCGCTTCGGTACTAGCACGCAGCTCGGATTCGCCACCGAACAACCATAC